ATCACAGCAAGTACGCGGACATCCACGCAGTCAGCCAAGCGGCAAAAAAACCACTAGCGGACAATGATCTCTTCTATATGCAGGGGTGGGAGAAGGGAGAGTCGCCAAAGGACATCTGCATTCGGACAATGATTGGCCACAAGTCAGGGGAGTATTTGTGGTCAGTGGCATCCATCAGATGTGAAGAACCCAGTAAAGCACAACTGCTTGGCGCCTGCCTTACCTATGGAAAGAGATATCATCTTTCTGGCCTGCTTGGAATCACCGGCACCGAGAGAAAGTTAGCCGCCAACATTCCCGTGATTGGGGATGACGACGCGAATGTCGTGGACATGCCAGCAACCTCCGACAAAGTTGTTCTGAAGAAACTGGAAGGCGCGGCAACCAAAGGAGCCTCAGAGTTCGATGCGGCTTGGAAAAAAACTGACAAAAAGGACAGGGTGAAAATTGCACCAGCAGACTACGAACGAGCAAAGAGTAAGTCCCGTGAAGGTGACCAAGCCCCTTTCTGAACTAAAACAACGAAGCCCAGAGTGGTTTGCAGAGCGCCGCAAGCGGCTTACCGCATCCAACTTCGGGTCAGCCGCTGGAATTAAGGGAGCCTACAAGTCTAGGGCCGAGTTATGGAAGATCCAAACTGGCAGAAAAATTGTCGAGGTCAACGAATGGATGCAGTTCGGAACCGAATATGAACCTGTCGCGAAATTTGCTTATGAAGTTATATCAGGCAATGTCGTTAATGATTGTGGCCTTATTGTTCATCCTGATCACGATTTCTTGGGTTGTTCACCTGACGGCATCATTACTTCTGTGGGCCTGCTGGAAACTAAGTGCCGCACGCGCGACCCGCATGAATCAATCAGCCATCAATTTATGGCGCAGATACAGGGACAACTTGCTTGCACACAAATGGAGCAGTGCCATTTTCAATCTTGGTCACCAACAAGACAAAGAGTCTGGGAAGTGAAAAGAAGCGATGAATATTGGGATTGGATATTCCCATTTCTGACATTATTTTGGAGTCACATTACCAGTGACGTTGAACCCCAACGATCTCCCAGAAAGGAGTTTGAAGGAACCATTGACGCAAAAATAATTTATGAAACTTAACTCATGCAAAAGATGCTCTTATTTTAGTCGAGGACGTTTTAATGGCAAAGGCACACTAACTTTTCCGCTATACATTTATGGCGGTAAGACGGTGATTGGTTCTTGCGCAAAGCATAAAAGCGATCTCTTTATCACAACACCCTGCGGATCATTCACGGAGAAAAAATAAATGTCAGATTTCGAACACAACCCCGGAAACTTTTCCCTTTTTAGGAACCGTAATCCAAAATCAGAAAAAGCACCAAGCCATACCGGCAGTGCGAAAATAGCCTTGCCAGATGGGGGCGAAATGAAACTCGAATTGGCCGCTTGGCTGAAAGAGAAAAACGGCAAAAAATATTTCAGTGGAACGATCAAGGAACCAGAAGAAAAGTGGGAAGGCTCATATCAAGAGCAACAAGCCACTGTGGACGAAGACGAAGACGTGCCATTCTGATGAGCGTCTTGATGAGTCCCGCTGATTCCCAGAGGTACCTCGGTGTCAAAAGGTACCAATTTGATAATCTTATCAGGCCAAATATTCCAGAGGTTAGGATAGGTCGAAGAGTTTTCTTTTCGCGTGAAGACTTGGACTCATTCGTTAAGAAGCGAAAAGATGTAAAAAAGATGTCTAAAAAACGCGGTAAATATGCGCCCAGTTCACAGCCGATTAGCGCATCCTTCAAAGTGCTTCGCGGGATGCTGAACATGACTTAAAGGGGTTAGAATATGTGTGATGGAACAGTAGCAGATGGTCCCAATAGCTGGCTAAGTGAGCCACGTTTCAATCTCGCAGTTGTCGTGGCCAGCCATCTGCTATCTCTCATGGGACCGTCTCGCGGCTTCACTAAACAATGCAGGAAGTGCGGTAGGTGCCTGCACATCTCAAGATTCCCCAAAACTGGCGAAAACAAATCAGTCTGCTACACCTGCTCTCAAAATGAGTAGGCAACTGGAGTGCGAAATTGGTGAAGAACTCAAGGGAGAAATTAGAAGATGTCAAGAGCATATTCAAAACCTTTACAGCCGCATTATTTTTTTGGCGGGGAGGGCGCGGCATGAAGATACAGGAAACGAGTCTGGCCGCTTACAGGAGCATAAATCGAAAGACGCTAGTCCACCAGATTGTTGACTGCCTAAGAGAAACAAACGGGCTTACCTGCGATGAACTTGAACTTGAACTTGCCCGATCACATCAATCTGTGTCATCCGCAATTAGGGGTGGGGTAAAGCAGGGGTTGATTTCTGATGGCGGTTTGCGCCGCAAAACTAGGAGTGGCCGTCAGGCCATGGTGTGGGAGGCGATTGACTCTCCAAGTTCTTGGGTTCATCCTTTCGGGGAGTCGGAAAGCAAATCATCGTTTGAATATCGCTAACATCTCCTTATTGCTTATCAACTGGTGCATGCTGACATTTATACATGAGGTCCAAAACTTCGTACCATTACTGGGGTCTGTTTCCCCAGCATCCCATTTTGTTCCTACCTTATCTAAAGTTTGTAAATCTATACCCCCTAAAATAAATGCTTCCCTAAAACGCCTTATGTCTGTTTCTTCGAATTCACGGTCTCTTAGTAGAGAGACAAAATAATAATAGTCTGGGCGTTGGTGCCCATGATTATAGAGCGGAACAGAATTATCAAAATGTAATTCTGGTTTCACCGTTCTATCCTTGGTCTTTACATCTAATTTATGTTTCTTGTTGATGACGTAATCATGCGTGGTTTTGACTCTGTCATCCAAAAAAGCGACACCATTTTCTTCGAGATATTTCTCAATTACTATTTCGCCTAAAAACCCGACTTGGTTTGCATCCGAACCCCTATGCGAATGCGCATATATTGGGGAACTAGCTACTCTATCTAGCGTTTTTTCCCAATAACTTTCATTCAAGATTCTTCTTTTGTAGGTGCTGGTCAGAGGTTTTACACCGACTCTCAAGTTTTGAATTGGAAACTGTCACCGCAACCGCACTCGTTAGTATTAGGTACAGCTACTTTGAACTTCGGGTTAAACGGATCATCAACCCACTCCAACACGCCGTCTGCGAGAAGGGCTAATGATAACTTGTCAGAAATAACGTTATGAGAAAGCCAGATATCTCCCTCTGGGGCTGCACATGGCAACAGCCTGCAACTTTTTTTGAACCCCACCATAAACCCAGAACACCCGCCGCCGTCCACAGACACCCTCAGATATTCAGTCCACCTAAGAGTTTCATCAAGGCGCCCTTGAGCAACCCCGCTAATTTTCACGAAGCCTTTCCAGTAATCACATCCCACTCGATGCTGGACACTCTGTCTGTTTGATCGCTGACTTCCACCTCTTGTTTTATTTCCTTCGGCATCATAGCAAAAGCAACCCGCACATAAGTTGAAGGGTCTTTCTCTCGGACACGCTCGATGGCGGATACACCATGAACCATCCAATCCGCCAAGAACGCATCAACCAAGGCTTCACTCATTTTATCCCTAGACCCTTTTGGTCGGCCCTTTCTGTTTATGCGGGGATCATTTTTAATGAATGGTCTGCCAGAACCGCGCTTAATCTTAAAGTCATCCATCCATTAATTCCTCTGGAAGATGTTTCATTATCTTAAATCTGTACTTGTGAAGATCAAGTGGTGCGTCACTGAAAACGCCATGCTCAGACAATTTAGTAAAACATATTGCCAGTTTCCGTTCCATTGTTTCCGCCGACAAGATGTTCTTTTGGAACTGGGAACTGCTCATTGTCCTTACAGGTGCGACTTTCATTTCATGTCCCTTCTTGATTAACATAGTGTTCTCAAAAAACTCACTCATGGCAGGTACTCCGATAGTTCCTGTTTTTCGTACTTCCTACACAAGTACTTCAGAGAGAGTTCCATCATATCATAGTCTCCATCCTCGACATCATTAAGGATTATTATCCCGCGCCATGACTCGCGGGCTTGTGGGCCTAGAAATTCCTCCGTATGCAAATAGCATGATCCAGCAATCAGCGCCCGTTGAACCTTCCCGTTCGGGAGTGATCTGGCCGCAATATCTTTTCCTTGCCTATGCCCTTGTATCATGGACAGACCAACATTCTTTAGAACAGAATGTGCTGTCCCGCCGTAGGCGCGAGAAGTAAATTGATTGTAAAAATAATGCGTAATCCAGACGTTCTCTATATCAAAAACGGTTCTGAAGGGGTGCGTTATCCAGCCCTCTGTGTCTAGGCTTTCCATCCCCAGAACACCTTCAAGAATTACGTTATCTCCGAGATATCTTTCCAAACGGTTTTCGTGATTTCCAAAAACAAAATGGAATTCACACTCGTGTCTTAGCCCTTTAAGTGTTTTCCAAAAAAGTTCCATCGCTGCATTGCCCGCAGCAATATCTTGTATTACTCTCTTCCCTTCAATTTCTTTACGAGAAGAATAACTACTGAGGCTGGGGAAGTCCCAGTGGTCCCCCAAATGGACTACATGCGTTGGCTTATAGTCCTTAACCGCCTTCGCAATCCAACGAAAGTGGTCGATTTCTACTCCCGGTTTTACTTGCGTGTCAGGTATAACTAGAACTCGCGTCATACTCTTCTCCGCACTGTACACCCTTGAGGATTGTTTTCACTGACACAATCATCCCTTTCGGGATTCGGTTTAGCCCACCCCAAGAATTCGTATCCGGTAGGTGGGAATTGGCGAGCACCATGAAATCTGTTTTTCTTTTTGGTAATTCAACAAGGTACCCAATTGTATGAATAACCCAAGAAGGTTTCTTTTTATATTCATTCCACCCTGACTCCTCTTCGGCATCGATCCAAGAAACTTGTACGACCCGATGCAGGCATCTCTTCACTTATCACTTCCCTATAGCGCTCATTTAATTAGGAAATACCATACCAACGTGACGACCACAGTCACATCCAAGCATACTGAATACATCAAATATGCGCGGATAGCCCATGGTCTTGCGCTCCGGAGGTACTTCACGCGGCCGTCCTCGTTCTGTCACTTACCTATCCTTGCCTTTGAACTTAACTGGACCCGGAAGAAGCCACGAAAAAACCATGGGTATCAGGATCACCAATATTATCCCGTATCCTGAAACGGCTATCAAATCCCCTAATGCTGTCCAGAAATTATCTGGTGCACAACTAGCTGCTATAGGCATGCTGTCTCCTTTCGATGGACTCATCGCGTCCACAACCACACTTGTCACAGAGGCACCTCCCGCTGCCGCCAGTAACACAGGAGCAGTCCCCGAGGTCGCAATCGATGCAATCACACCCGCTCCTAGAGATCCCGTCCCTATCAGGGCTGCCTTCTTTAGGCTGGTACACCCCGCCATCGTTAGTGTTGCCATCAGTATCGGCCATTTACTTGTAAGCCTCCTTAAAAGCGGCGTAATATTTTTTATCGTCTCTTGATACATCTCCCTTATTCCCCTTACCGTATCTCCACTGGTTGATAAACTCATCCGTATCGTTACCAGATTGCTCTAGGACAAGTTGTATCAATTTCCTACCAACACTTTCGTATAACGCTTTATCTTCATCGGAAGTTAAGTCGCCACTACCACCGTAATCGTACCTTGGGTGATACCCTTCCTTGTCCGGTTCATTCCCATACTTGAGGAACAAGCGAGCCTGCTCCTTGAACCGAACAACATAATCAGACTCCTTATCAGTCAAATCTAATTGGGCGCCCCCACTCGCCATAAGGCTCAGAGTTATTTGCAGTGGCCCATAAGCGGTGGACCCCTTCGCTGGGGCGTGCCTCGTTCTTATGAACTTGCTTCCCAATGAATCGCGAGCACCTCTGAATTCTGCTGACATAACAGAGTTGTATAGATTGCCGACAACTCCCTCCCCAGCTAATCGGGGATATGCGGACAAATCACCAGTTTGTATGGCTTTCTGGAGCGCTTGAACATCGTAGTCTGTTTCTACGTCTTCACCTGAGTCTGCTTTAGCTGAACTTATTACGGAGAAAGAAGACTGCTTGCCTCTCCTTTTTTCTGCCTTCTCTCTCATGTTTATAATTCGTTCAGCCGACTTGTTTTTCATTTCTATCAGGCGATCTATCTCCACCCTCTTCTCGTCTGCCGTCATATCGGTTGAATCATAAACCTGAGTCATTCGCTTATTTATCTTTCCAAGGTGCCCCTGCATCTTTTCGTAATGCTTTCTCCATATAAGAGACTGTCTATTCTTCGCTAGGTACTCCTTGAGTTCATCATCAAGCCCGCGTGTTAAGTAATCTTTATAAATGTTGTGATGTTCTTTGATCTCTTTAAGTTGTTCCCAGAAAAGCTGCATTTGTTTGGTCGTCTTGGGCGGACCCTGCTTGTAGAAACTACCAATGGGAACCAGACCATACATCTCGTCCCATCGTTTGGTTGGTTGCTCTGGCTCCGATGGATACAGAACAAAATCCGCCATTCCAACAACAGTTGCACCAAGCCACCCAAAATACCCCTTTATGAGATGATCTATTTGAACCGGTGAT